CACCATTGAGTGATTTATATGGTCTTAGACCAAACTTTTCACTTACATTTGCCATAAAATATCTCCTTTAAAGGCATTAATATTACAGCGATGGCTTTTATCAAAAAATTATGATTTACGACCACCACCAAAAGTTACACGAGATTGTCTGTTAATATTAACAGGCATCTCTGGTCGTTGTTCCCTTAGAATGTCCTGATCCACGGCTTTTACTTGGTCAGCAGTTTTATTCTTAAAAAACTCCTTACGCGATTGAACAATTTCTTCAGGTATCCTTGCCAACACAAGGCCACCAACTCCAATTAACCCCTGATATCTACCAGCTTGAATTACAGGATAGTCGTGATCACCAAGTTGATTTTTAATCTCTTCGGATCTAACAAACTCCCATCCTTCCCTAAGTTTTTTGGAAACATTACCTGTATCTTCTTGTCCCATAAACTCAGTTCTAATCCACCTGTGTTTAAACCCTTGTGGTGCAGGGGGTGCATCTAGACTTGACGGAGGCGTCCAAGGCTTATTCCTAGTAGGTTTAGTCTCTGACGCGCGAAAGGTTCGATTCTCATTTTTTTTATCTGACATTATCTCTCTCCTTAACGTGTTTTGCGTATAATTTTAATGGCACATTTAATTTTTTGGCAATAGCCACTTGTGACTTTGTGAGGGTCACTTTTCTGCGTCCTTGCTGTTTACGCCCCGCAGAGGCAACAGTTTGAACGGGTTTGTAGTCTTGACCAAAGTGAGTAGGGAAAGATTCCCTAATTCTTTTGTCTACTTCATTGTAATACCGATCTGACTCCGCGTCAAACCCCTCAGCTACCAATTCCTGGTGAATGGCAAATGCTCTTGTTGTCATTTTCTCATCATTACCAAACCAAGTGTTCTCTTCACCCCAAGCTTTTGCCTTTGGTGAAATGTCAGCTTGTGGTTGTGGCACACTGTTTTGGTTATTTGCTGGAGGATTCTTTGCGAGTTCTTCTTCTCTAGCTTTTTCTTCTTCAAATTGTTTTTGTTTAATTTTAGCTTTTTCTTTTTCAACTGCCAAGCTTGTAAGCTGCTCTTGAGCTTCCATAATCTTTTCAGCATCATTGTTTTCAATAGCATTTTTAAGATTTTGTTTTACAATTTCTTTCTGTGTATCTACTCTTGATTCAAATTCTTTTGTAAAGTCTTGTTCAAATCTTTTTGCTTCTTTTTTCTCTTTATTTGTTTTTTCTATTATTGATTGTGCGTATTGAATAGCTTCTTGCTTTTGCCTTTCAGCTTCTCGCATTTTTCTTGTAAGACTATTTATTCTTTTTTGAACATTTTCAGTCATATCGACTAAATTGTCTTCTTTTTTTTCTTGTTTCGTTTCTTCTACTACCTCAGCTGTTGTGCCTTCTTTAACAGGGTCTGTATATCCTAAATCAACCTCAATCTCTTCAGTTTTGATTTCTTTTGGTTTTTCTTCTACTGTGACAGTTTCTTCTTCAACATCATCAGTGTCAATTTCTACTTTATTTTCTTCTTGCATAAATTACTCCTTAGAATAATGCGAGGATATCCTCGGGTTTGTTAATAGTTCCAATTATTTCGTCATCATTTAATATACGATGTTCTCCATATTTGGTTTTAAATCGAGCTCCAGAGTATCGTCCGTAAACGACAAATTGACCCTCTTTACACCAAGGTCCAGTTGGAAACTTATCTTTGTCTTTGTAACATAAATCTCCCATTTTAACGACAAGTCCACAAACTGTAGTCATTTGTTGCGTTTCAATAGTTTTTTCTGTTAAGTAAAGACCACCTTTTGTTTTAGACTTTGGTTGATAAGGTCTAATTAAAAGTCTGTATCCTACTGGTTTTGGTATTACTTTGAGATATTGTTCCGTTTCTTTAGGACCCTTTGGAACTATGGGTTCGTCAGCATCTTTACTAGGTGTGACTAATTTAGTATTAGGTTTGATCAATGTCATCTACATCATCCTCTCTGTTTTGCAGGTCTTTAAGATCCTGAAGCACAGCTTCTAATGCTGCGAGCTTGCCCTTAGCATAATGCAGATTATCTAGTTTGTCTATACCATAACATATATGTTCTTTAGTTTTGTCAATTTCTTTTCTAATGTAATGACGAATCTGTTGTACTGTATCTATGTCAAGCATAATTATAAAGCTGATTATAGATATAAAAATCGCCTTCGTAAAGCAAAGATATCTCTCTTTGAAACTCTTTACCTAAACTTTTATGTATATTAAGTTCAGCTGTTTGGTTTATCTTAACCATTTTTGTAAGATTCTCATCAGACAAGCCACACTCTTTGTAAACTTGTCGTAAAGCTGGCATCATATCCTCTAATCTATATATCTTGGTAAGGCACAGTTTACCCTCTTGATCTGTAATGTCATTCCACATAGTATTTGTATGTGTTGCAAAATGCAGTCCGCACGGACCTTTGTTATCTTTTGATTTACGAGTTTCTTTTATTATTTGTAAAAAGAAATCAAACCTTGCAGCCTCACTAATAAATTTTAAACCCCTTTTTTCTGCTAGACGACTAAGCTCATTAGAAAAGTATCTGTACATACTTAAACATCTTGCAATTGGTTCTCTTACGAAAGCAAATGTATACATTTTTGACCAATCTGTAGGGTAGAGATGTTGTTTAGCAAATGCAGCTCTTCTAAACTGTAATTTTCCTAAAGGTATTCTGTAATTATTAAGTATATCATTCCAATACTTATAATTATCTTTTACAAAACATTCAGGGTGTCGTGACCTGTCAGTTAGTGCGTAGTGAGGTTGTAAAAGTTGTCTGATTGACTGACCACCTGACTTTTTTATATGAATCCAAAAAAATTTATTTATATTGCTCATACTTATCCCACTTGTGTGGAAAATTACCCTTTGCAGCAAAATGGACAAACTTTAAATCTTTGTGAAAACCATCATCGTTAAACAAATACAAATTTCCACAAGCTTGTGTGTATTTGAGAGTCAAATGATATAGTATATCTTCGTTAAATCTTGTTACCCAAGAGTTTGGCAGCTTAATTAGTTTTAATTTTTCGTTTACAGAGTCTTCAATAAAATGTTGTTCTCCATAAAATGGTGGAGACGCCCAACCCTCTTTGACATAGTGTGTTTGCCAATACTCTGGCTGTTTCATAAATTTATCATAGATATATTTAACGTCTTTGGGATAATATTTCTGAAAACCACCATTGATAGTAAATCTATCTTTTGCTTCTAATGGCATATCCCTCCACCAACCCGGAGCTGCAAGAAATTGTCCACGTTTTATAGGGTAGTCAAATACTTTTTTGTAATCATTGATTAGAAGAACATCAATATCCATAACACATACGGGTTCATCGACATCAAGTGTCATACCAAACAATTTGTTCCATTGTAAATTGATGTTAGGCTGCATAGGTTCTCTTACCCACACAATCTCGTGTTCAGGTAATTTGGATTCTATGTATTCTTCATATCTAGAATCATATAAGTCTCCTATTCTGACACAGACTATCTTCATTTTTTATCTTTTTTGCCAAAACATACAACGGGTGACTTATATTCTGTGATACGTCTTTTTCTTGTGAATCTTGACCCTGACGTGTCGCTAATCCTAAATATGTCTGACAATTTTATAACCCCACCTGTTTTCAGATAGATCCCAAACACGTTTAGTTTCGTTTGGAATCCTTACTAGGATGTTGTTAAACTTTACTACATTTTTGGTTAATAACATAATGTCCTCCACCTATAATTGTATTTTATTTTTTTATTTTTGCAATACCTTTGAGCCCGAATGACCCTGCAATCGACGCTAAAATTCCGTACGATATCCAATCCGGACAATCATTCTTTAGAAATAAAAAACCTTCTTTCATATACGGCTGAAGTGCAGGTATGAAGGATGCTAAAATTATGCCAATGAACGCAAGGGTCCAGGCTTCGTCTTTCCACGAATTGTCTGATGCTCGCATAGCTGATTCATCCCAATTTCCGTCTTTTTCAATTTTTGTTTTAGTTGCTTCTAATTTTGATAGCTCAACTTGTGATTTAAGTTGTGCTTTTTTTTGTTTTCCTTCAATCCAGGTTTTAGCAAGATTTGCTACTGGACCTAATATTGCTGTAAACATTATATCTCCTTTTTGTATACAATTTTATTTTTGCCTTTTTCGGCTTCTTTAAAATTATAAGTCCTAAGGAGCATATCCACAATACCCATACTAATCTGAGGGTAATCGTCAATAATAAATAGAGCTTCACTTTCTGCTCTTGGTATAAAAAAGTTTAATTCATCGATAAGTGCTTTTGTTGTATGTGGTCCATCAAAATGTACAACTTTGTATAGACCAAAAATCATCAATGAATTTTGTACACTAAACTGATGACCTTCACCCATTGTTTGAAAATAATAATCATCGGTCATATGGTAAAAATCAAATTCAGGATAGTTTTGATAAAGGTAAGAAACAGTTTTTTGTTTCATATCCTCTGTG